AAAGGTATTACAAAAGGCATCCCAAGTTGGTGGGATATAAATTAACATCTGTTTAAACATTGGCTTGATAGTTTCAAAGTATACCCTACCACACAAATAGTATTGGTTATTCAAGTCATTCATTAACTTAACTCCTAACCATTAGAGTATCTACTAAGCGGATACTCTTTACGCTCCTATTAATGCTTAGATTAAGCATTAATAGGGTGAGCCGTCCATGGCCTTTAGTTAGTGCAGTCGGAAGTGTTCAATGGCCTCTTTCACTATTTCTACAGTGTACCCATTAGGCAAGATAAACCCATTGAAACCACATCCAAGCGGTTCATCAAGTTGAACCCTTATTATGGAACCAGCCGGGTATTCTTGGAAGTCTTTAAAGACTTCCATGTGTATTAATTCCCCACAATGGGACTCTAGGGCATCTATTTCTGAAGTCTCATACCAGCCTACAAAGTGTTGAGCAAACCCCGGTTTCTTTGAGCTAATAAGAACCGCTAGGAATGGGTCAGTAATTGCAACTTGACCATCTGAAGATGTCCAAGCAATGCCCTCTGCATCTAACTCAAAATCATTTGGGTCATAATCTAAAACTTTTAACATTTTCTTAAACCCCTAACCATGAGAGTATCTACTAAGCGGATACTCGATACGCTCCTATTAATGCTTATACTAAGCACTAATAGGTGCCATCCGTGGCTTGATCGATTAACCTAATACGTGTACTTGCCCCTTTGAGTATGTGCCAGTTCGCAGGAACCGAGTGTTATTTTGTGCATAGTTTCTAGCTTGTTTTTCATTTGTAAAATACTTGTTTGTTTCTTGCACTTGAACGTGGTCAAAATAATCTTTAACGATCACTAAAAAGGTAGGGTAATGGCGAGTCGGATCAATTTGTAACATGTTATTAAACTCCCGTTTTATTTAGAGTACCTACTAAGCGGGTACTCCTAACGCTCCTAATATTGCTTAGGTTAAGCAATATTAGGGTAGGCCATCCTTGGCTTAGTTTATCATGCTGCCTTAGTTTTCTCCAAGGTCAGCTTAGGCTTAACCGCCTTGGTTTTCTTTTTAGCGGCTACCCGCTTGACGGATTCTGTTATCATCCTTTCATCTTCCGGCTGGATGTCGGGAAGCTCCGCTAGTATACCATTAATCCACAAAGTCAAGGTTTCATCTTGAGTCTCATTTACTTCCATTTGTGGTATTGATTCAAGGAGTTGATCAAGCCACACGTCATGCTCAAGATTGATGGCCGTGCGAATTTTGCTGGCATCCTTGCGAATAAACGCCAGTGCCGCTTCCGCTGCATCTGCATCCGTCAAAGCTAGAAAAAGCGCGCTGGTTTTCCGTCCAACGTCCTCACCTGTACGGGCATCCAGACTGATACCATGGGCGACACGGCGCATTGCTGGATCGCCAAGCTTTGAGTTTTGCTTAGGATAGCTGAAGAACACCCCGTTGTTAATAGCTATTTCAGTACCAGCGTCCCCTAATCCCCTACAAGACAAATGTGCCTTATTGGTCATACCCTTGGCTAGTGCAAACCGGAATTGCCTAGCTACGTTTTCCTGACCACGCTTGCTAGACGGGGATAGTCCGATGATGAAATAACCATGCGGATTCCCCGCATGGCCAATCTTGCCCGCCTTCACTTGTTCTAGCTTGGCGGTGAAGTAGTCGATACTATCCTTACTATATTTGCCAAACTCTTTGCAAGTCCCTTCCGCCATGATGGAAAGCATCATATTGATTGCGGATTTCTGATTAGCGTTCATTTGAATAACTCCCGTTTTTGGTAAGAGTCTACTAAGCGGACTCTAGTACGCTCCTATAATTGCTTAATCTAAGCAATTATAGGTAAGCCATCCATGGCTATAGATTAAGCATTACCTCCTAATAGTTAAGATTAGTTTGGTTATAGCTAATACAACCCTTTTCCAAGATAGGTGGGGTTTCACTGAACACAAACCGCACGCCTTCCCCGGCTAGGATGTAAGCTTGCGCTGGTGTCCTATCCCGTAGGATTTTTACCATACCGTCAAATCCTCGAATGGTGTGCTCGATAGGCACGGCAACCCATTGAGTGCCAGCCTGAACTTGCAAGGTAGGTTGAAGTATGTGCATAAATGCTTCTTTTTCTTCACATACTTCCAATCCCCGCTCATTATCACATAATGTTGCAAAAGCGACAATCATCTCGTCGCTGGTTGCCGTATGGTAACCAGCATTAGTTTGACCAAACGTGTAAGAATTTTGACACAATGCATATAGTTTCATGGACATTTGAATAACTCCCGTTTTGGTTTAGAGCCTACCAAGCGGATACTCGATACGCTCCTATAATTGCTTAGATTAAGCAATTATAGGACGCCTTCCTTGGCTAGCTAGCAATCAATATTGATTGCTAGCTAATTCTATCCGCTCATGATGATGGTCAACAATTCCAACCATCCTGTCTTTAAAGCTACTCATTGCGTACACACTGGAAGTAACTAATACAAAGAATATGATTGCAGCTTTCATTGCTATCCCCTTTTCAGCTTAACTTGTGTTGCGTTGCGTATGATAATGCAGTGTTAGTGCCAAGCTTACCATTGCTTAACATAAGCAACCACAATATTAAGCTAAGTGTTTGATATTATTAAACAATTAATTTAAAAACTTTTTTAATTCATTAATTCATATCGTATTAAATAGTGTAATTACGTAACATGAGTTATTACGTAATGACGTAAGTGATTGATTGTATTAATGAATAATATTTTATGTAACAGTAATGATACAGTGACAAAGATTGTCACATGTTATTTAATTAATTTACTTTAAAAATCAATGACATGCTTCGATATTCAATGGATATATGGGCGTGGGGATACGGCTGGGTGACATTTTTCAAACATCGCTGACACTAACGGTTAGTAATACTCCAACTCCACCTCCCCATCTCAACTGACTACGCCTTCCATAGACATAATTTTATAACCTGTATATTTTTAATAAAATCAATCACTTAACGAGTGATAGAGCTTCCATTTTAAGTTTGAGTTTGAGTTTGATTTAAAATAAATTTTACCATCACGCCTTCCATAGACATGATTTTATAACCACTATACTTTTAATACATTCAAATACTAAGCACTAGAACCGGAGTCCATCACTTGACCACTAGATTCACTACTCAAACCGAATGATAGAACCAGAACCCTGTCCAATAATGACGCCGCAGGCGTCATGGCCTCTTTTATTTCACCATTTCCATTTCCAAGATTTTTATACTATTTTCACTAACGCCTTGCTTGACACTCCATTTTACATATTATAAACTAACGACTTCCACCCATGGAGTTTTTATTGATGTTATCTATTACCAAAGTATTTAATCTAGTATACGGGCATCGCTTGTGGAATCAGCAAGTGCCCCCGTGCCAGTGTCGGCATTTACATGGGCACAGTGGGCGTATTGCCATTTCAGTAGGCTGTTCCGGGTCACTGGTGAACGGAATGGTATTAGATTTTAATCATCTCAAACGCTTTAAAACCTGCTTGGAATTACTAGATCATAAAATGATCTTAGACCGGCATGATCCATTAGTGCCTTTACTCCTCAAACAAGCACCATACACATCAAAACTGGTGGGACCATTTGAAGTATTGGAAACTGAACAAGACGGAGCATTCGCTGAAGTCATAGATGGTCTCGTACTGATGGACAATGAACCAACCTCTGAAAACTTGAGCATAAGCCTCATGACGTGGCTGAACGGCTGGTTGCCGAGTGGGCTATTTTGTGTGGCCGTACGCTGGGAAGAAACTGAGAGTAGTTCTGCGGAAGTATCAATATGAATACACAACCCATTGTAGGGATGGAAGACGGTCTGATTGTCAATTCTTTATTTGAGACTATTCAGGGAGAAGGTCCACTAACCGGGTATCCAGCTGTATTTCTTCGATTGAGTGGTTGTGTTCTTCGTTGTACTTTTTGTGATACAGAGTATGCATCGGGGGACCGGATTGACTTGAACGAATTGGTCGAACATCTACAATCTTTAAGTAGTCGGTTATTGGTCATTACGGGAGGGGAACCGTTACGTCAAGGGTCAGTGGGTCAGTTGATCAACACTCTTGGAATCAATTGGAAGATTCAGATAGAAACGAGTGGTGCGGTATGTCATCCTCACATTATTCCATTCTTAGAACGGTGTATGGTGGTATGTTCACCTAAGACTGGGAAAGTCCAACCCATTATTTCGGAGAAGGCTTTTTGTTGGAAGTATGTATTAGAAGCAGATAAGGTCGATACCGATGGGTTGCCCGTTGGTGTGGCGAAGCCTTATAACTCTAACATTTGGGTAGGACCTTGCTGGGATCAACATTACTCCGAAAACTTAAAGGCGGCGATTCATAGTTGTCAGACGTTTGGATACCGACTTAATGTTCAAGTACACAAATATATTCAGGTGCCATGATGATTAGACGTGATTTGAGACAGATTTTTAATAAGAAGCCAGCCGCTCCGATCCGGGTTGAGCAGCGGATATTAGAAGATAAGGATTTTGAAAACGCTCCTCCCCTTGCGGCAGTGCTCGCTACTAAGGTGAAGAAAACGGTTCATAATCGGGTTGAGTTTGTGGAGGTGAATGATGAATTATGGCGAGACTGTCATAATGGGACACTCATTACCATTAGACAGGTTTGTCGAATGTTTGATATTACCACGATGACCGTCTACCATTGGGTGAGGAAGTTAGGGTTACCTAAACAAGTCATGAATGGAGGTCGTAATCCACCCGTTCGATATGATGAAGGTCAATTACTGGCGTGGGGGAAGGCGGTAGGGAAAAGCGTTGTCAATCCAGATTATTTGGATTATCGTTGACATTAGGATTGATTTTATGGCACAATATTTCCCGTAAATGTCACTATTCCTATATCAGAAATAGTGACGGTATCACTATTTCAGGAATAGCGTGAGGCGAAAATGTCTGAATCAGAAGAGCCTCGGAGTTTACGGAAGGTAGAACCCAGGGTGGATTTGACTCACTCCGTTCGTCAAATTGATGGAATCTTTGCGGATCGGTTGTTTCTATTAGAGCAGCGGATGCAAGAATTAGAGCATAAGACTGAAGGTGAGATGAAGGAGATGTCATCAGAACTTCGTGGGATGGCTATGGATTTAGGGAAGATGAATCATGAGGTGACGAGGGCAATGTATGATTTGAATCTTACCGTCCAAGCTCTGAGTAAAGATCATAAACAGTTTGAGCCTACTCTGGAATCTATTAAGAATTTTTTTGCAGCCAGCAGCTTCTTAAAACGATTCGTGGTTGCCATTGCCGGGTTGTTTACGGCTATTGGCACTATTATTGGTGCAACTGAATTGCTCAGTACTTTCTTTAAGTGAAATCATCTATGCTCAAGACACTTTGGAAGAAAGTGCAGTATCCAACCCTGTTGTTTCTTTACTCTATTTATGGGTTACTCGCATTTTATGGGTTGGTGCGAGTCGGGTTGTGGGTGTTAGATAGAGACTCACCATTCGAGTTTGCAGATGTTGCGATGACGCAAACAGGGTATGCACCAGGAGATACCGCGAGTATTCAAGTTCGATATTATCAATATCGAACTTGTCCTATGGAAGCCATAGGGAAGTTGACGGGTGAATGTGGGAAGCATACGGTTCATGTGTTTTTAGGGGGTTTTAATCGGCTTTTAGGTCATCAAACTCAATCAGACTTACAATTTATTGTGCCGGATCAAGCGTTTCCGGGTGCTTGTTTGATCTCTATCAAAATCAAATATCATTGTAATCCTATCCAATATTTATATCCTGTCACCAAAAACATGGAACCCATGGATTTTTATGTGCTAAAAAAGTAGGTATAAGTAGTTGGCACATCATTAGGACGATCCAATGGATTTTGAGAACATTAAATATCATGTCGGGTTACTCAGTCCTGAACAACTTTTGGAATTACACAGACTTACATTGGCATTGATGGATCGACAGTCACTTAAACGGTTTCCAGTTGATCTTGAACTCGCTTACAAAAGTTTTATTTATTGTTTATCCCTTCATGTGAAAGTCCCTCCCCATTTGGGTGCTTTGCAACCGGAAGCACAACGAGACATCATCCGTGCTTTGGATTATTTGTTAGATTGGTGTCGTGGCTTTAGTCCCGTATTACAACGGAATGACATTTCGTTGTTATTTAATCTATTTGGTCAGTTATTAATCCAATTTCTCCAGTTGCGTCAAATCCCCATATCCTTAGGTTCCTTCATTCGGCAAGCGAAGTCGGTGCCAGGTTTGGTGGATCAAGCTTTTCCAGGGTATATTCCATCAGGATTGTTTATTGAAGTCATTGTTGCATTGCGGAATGGCTTTAAAAATGATGAAGAGGATAGTGACGAAGATGAAATTTAATGTTTTATCTTTTTTACATTCCCATCATATTCCTTATATTACAAAAGGTGTTAATGTAAAACGTGGTGAGATTAATATTAACTGTCCTTTTTGTGCAAAAACGAGTTCTCCAGATCCTAGCTACCATTTAGGTATTGATGAAGATAACATGCGATTTAGTTGTTGGCGCAATAAACGACATCATTCAGGTAAGACACTCCATAAATTGATTATGGTGTTAGCGCAGTGTAATTATTATGAAGCGTGTCAATTGTTGGGTCAGAAGCCCATTTGGATAGAAGAAACGGCATTTGATGCTGTTTCATTTCAAGCCAATGACACAGCTCCTACTACACCATTACTGGAATTTCCTCATGATATTATTCCATTAGATGTTGAATTACGCAGGAGTTTTCGATTCGTTCAATACTTAATGGAACGTGGTTACAGTCAGCGAAGTGTGAGTCGATTAGCTTATCGTTATAATCTTCATTATGCGATTAGTGGTCAATTTAAAGATCGTATTGTGATTCCTAACTATGTTGCTAATCGATTAGTGAATTGGACGGGTCGGAGCATTCATAAAGATACGCAGTTACGCTACTTGAGTTTAGATCATACTCGTGGAGCGTTAATGAGCATTAAAGAGTGTTTGTTTAATGAACCCCAGTTATTTAAAGGGGGTCGATTACTGGTTGTAAATGAAGGTCCATTTGACGCTATGAAAATGGATTTTTATGGAGCTTCATTAGGTATAAGAGCTACATGTTTATTTAATAAAAAAGCAACCCATAATCAATTAGGGTGTTTAGGTGAACTCACTCATTTATTTGATCGGATTGTGGTGATGTTTGATCGTGATGAATTTGTAGATCAGTGTTCTTTTGTATCTCAAATGGATTGGACTGGGCTGGATTCAGTTGTCGATTGGAACTGTCCATCTCATGTATCGGACCCTGGAGATTTAAGTGGGGATGATGTTAAAGGACTATGTAATTCTATGTTGACTCAATTGTGTGGAGTACTGCCGTGAATTTTAAAATTTTATCCAGGTTTCAAGCAGCACAAGCTCAATTACCAATTCAAGTTGCTGAGTCACCTCCGTCACCTGTTGTAAAACCAGAACCACCTTTGCGTTTGGCTAGACTCGCTATGCCTCATGATGAGTTGGTCAAGCAGAGGCGAGAAATTTGTGATGCTTGTGAATTTAATGTTGAAGGGTCAATGTTCCCTTTGAGTATTAAATTCCGCAAATGCAGCCAATGTGGCTGTCCTTTAGCCAGTAAACTCAAGCTACGTGCTTCTAACTGTCCAGAAGGGAAATGGTAAATGTTGCAGCCTATTTCGTTACGAGTAGAAAACTTTAAAACGTTTCCTTATTTTGAGTTTGAGTTTCCAAAAGAGCAAGGATTGTATTTTGTGGCAGGGCGTAATGATGCTCATCCAGAATTAGAAGGGAATGCATGTGGTAAATCTACATTGTTTTGTGATGCGCCGGTATGGTGTTTGTATGGAAAAACCCCACGCGGGTTGAAAGCCAGTGACGTTGTGAATTGGTCTGCTAAATCTTGTAAAGTAGAATTTGCATTTAGGATTAAAGATAAGACCTATCACATACGCCGAACGCAAAATCCTAACTCTTTACAACTTTCAGTGGATCAGGGGCCATTTCAGGTGGCTGTTCAAACTGAGATTAATCAGCATTTGGGTTTAGATTATGATGCTTTTTGCTTTTCTGTAGTCTTTGCACAATTTACTTCGATGTTTTTTGATTTAAAACCATCGGAGAAAGCTGAGATGATGGAAAGCGTGCTCCCATTAGAAGTGTGGGATCAAGCCAGTGGTGTTGCTAAACGTAAAGTAGAAGCTATTGAACAGGAAATTAATAAAAAATTGCAGCAGTCGGCTGAAATTAAAGGTCGAGTTTCAGCTATTATGGGTGTGATTGAGCAAACAGAGCTTAAAATTGATGAATGGGAGCAATCAAGACAAGGTGAAATTGACTTAATTAAGCTAAATCTTAGGGATTTAGACAACAAAAAAGCAGAATTTCAGCTTAAAGGGCGAAAATTAGTGACTAAGGAGGCTGAATTACAAGCCTCCTTAACTGAAGCTGCTGCTATTTTTAGTGAGTTTAAGAATTTGCAAGCGGAAATTGCGGCTGAAATGGTGAAGTTGAGCAGTCGATCTACATCTTTATCATCTGAAGCAGCTTCCATTCAACAAGAACTGACTCGTTTAAGTAAATTAGGTGATATTTGTACCGTTTGTAAGCAAGTTATTGATGGTAAACACTTAAAAACGGAGCAGCAGCGCCATACGACACGCTTAGGTGAGATTTCAAAGGCATTAGATGAGCTAAAATTACACTATCAGCAGGTGAAATCGGAAGCAGATATAAGAGCAAATGATGTTATAGAGACACAAAATGTGGTTGAAGGTATAAAAAGTGAACTTTCCGTAGTGAATCGGGATATTTCGGTGATCAAACATAGTTTGGTGTCTAATAAAGACCAAACAAGTCGATTTAATCGTGATTTGACTCAGTGGCAAACGAAACCGAATCCATTTATTGATCAAAAAGCGAAGTTAGAGTTAGATAAAAAGGAATTAAGTAAGAAAATTATTCAATTTCAAGGAAAAATAGTGGAATTACAAAGTCAATTAGAACATACACGGTTTTGGATTGCTGGCTTTAAAGAAGTAAAATTGATGTTAATTAATGATGTACTGGCTCAATTGGAATTAGAGGTAAATAATTATCTATACCAGTTTGGATTGCATGGCTGGAAGATAGAATTTGCCAGTGAAGCGACTACTAAGACTGGAAAAACTAAAAAAAGTTTTACGGTTATGATTCATGCTCCTACAGTGACTTCTCCAGTGCCGTGGGAAGCTTGGAGCGGTGGAGAAACTCAAAGATTACGATTAGCGGGTGCTTTGGGTATGGCCGATTTAATTTTGACGTGTTTTGGCATGTCCCCTGGTATGGAAATATTTGACGAACCTTCTCAGTTTTTAAGTCAACGTGGGGTAGCGGATTTAGTATCTTCATTAAGAGATCGGGCTTTAACTACGGGCCGCTTGATTTTTTTAATTGACCATCGAAACTTAGACACATCTCAGTTTTCGGGTCAATATACGGTAGTGAGAGAGCCAAAATCAGTTAGATTACTCACTCACTAATTTTTTTGCTTTTTTGGAGATTAAGAAGTATGCCACGTTCAAAAGAAGTTAATGTAAAGTTATTGGATGAAGAATTTTTTAAGCAATATGGTTTGCCCAAATACGCGACTGAAGAATCAGCCGGTATGGACCTCCGGGCGTGTATTCCTGATTCTATCATAATTGAGCCACAAAGTCGAGTGTTAATTCCCACGGGTTTATGTATTGATATTAATGATTCAAATCTGGCTTGGGTTTTAATTCCAAAAAGCGGTTTGGGACATAAAAAAGGCTTTGTATTGGGCAATTTGGTAGGACTTATTGATAGTGATTATCAACAAGAGGTAGGTGTAAGTGGGTGGAATACATCTGAAGTACCTTTAACATTTCGTAGAGGTGATTTCGTATGCCAAGCCGTATTGGTTCCAGTGTTACGAGTTGTCTGGTCTGTTGTGGATGAATTGACTCGTGATGTAGATCGTATTGGGGGTTGGGGTTCCAACGGTTTTAATTGATAATTTATAAATTGGAGAAGAAAAAATGAATGAATGGTCTACCCGCTCACAATTGGTTTATCGACGTAGTTACAGTCGTCCTTTAAATGAAATGGCGACTGAGTTTGAAACATGGCCTCAAACAGTTGCACGGGTGCTCAGGCACCAAGCTTGGTTATGGGAACGGGCTAAAGGGATGAATTTGAGTAATGAAGAACTAGCAGAACTAGCTGAGTTACGAGAATTAATTTTAAATCGGGCTGCTTTTCCTTCAGGTCGTTCTTTGTGGTTGGGTGGTACTGAAGTAGCTCGAACACGAGAAAGCTGCAATTTTAATTGCAGCTTTACATCGGTTAAAACAGTATTTGATGCCGTGGATGCACTCTGGCTCTTGCTACAAGGATGCTTTGTAAAAGGTACATTAGTTGGGATGGCAGATGGTTCTTTTAAGTCTATTGAGCTGCTAGAAGCAGGTGATTTAGTTGTATCTTTTGATGAATCGACACAAAGCTTTGTCCATTCGGAGGTACAAGCTGTTATAGTTAATCCACCAAAATCTTTAGTTAAAATTACTTTGGAAAACGGGGAAACAATTATTTGTACTGAAGATCATTTGTTTTTAACCACTGAAGGTTGGTGTGAAGCACAATTTTTGGGTGATAAGGAATTAGTGGATGGATAGTTATATTCCGCAGTACGGAATATAACTATTGAAGTTTACCTAGTTTGGGAATGTGATATTACCCAAGATTCTTTCAGAGAACTAGCTGTGAGGATTTATCGTGAAAGTAAAAAGTGTTGAGCGTTTACCACAAAGTTCTGAGTCTTTATATGATTTGTCTGTAGAAAAGACTCATACTTATACTGTTGGTGAATCTAAAGTCGTGGTTCATAACTGTGGAGTAGGATTTCGTCCTATTACGGGCATATTGAATGGTTTTATGAGACCTATTCCCAATATAGAAATTATACGTTCTACTAGAACACAGAAGGGTGGTGCAGAACGCAATACGGAAACATGGTTGTCCGCTAGTAGAACTTGGATTTTACAAGTCGGGGATAGTGCCGAAGCATGGGCTAAAGCAGTAGGTAAACTCATTTCGGGTAAGCATCCTGCTGAAAAGCTAATTATTGATTTATCTCAAATACGGCCAGCCGGTGAGCGATTACGAGGATATGGTTGGATTAGTAGCGGAGATCATCAATTATATATTGCTTTGCAAGGGATTTGCAAAATTATGAATAGAGCAGCGGGTCGTTTATTGTCTGAATTGGATATTTTAGATATTGTCAATTGGATGGGGACTATTTTATCATCCCGTCGATCTGCTGAATTGGCATTAATGCCTAATTCTAATAAGTATTGGCGGGAATTTGCATTAGCTAAACGTGATCATCAGCAATTAAATCCGCAGCGGGGTCAATCTAATAATTCTTTGGTGTTTTATGATAAACCTTCAAAAAGTCAATTATTTGAAGTATTTGATCTGATGTTAGATGGTGGCGGTAGTGAGCCAGGAATTGTAAATGGTGATGCTGCATTGCGTAGAGCCCCATACTTCTATGGGATGAACCCATCTTTACGTGCGGGTACTTTAGTCATGACGGATCATGGAATTGTGCCAATTGAATCTTTAGATTCTAAGCAATTTCAAGTCCGTAATTTATATGGAGAATGGCAACCTGCAACGTGTTGGTTGTCTGGTAGAGATAAACCTTTGTGGGAAATTACTTTAGCTGGTGGTCATAAGATATACGCTACTGAAGAACACAAATGGCCGGTTGTATCAGGTGATTTTGTTCGTAAAGTGCAAACCTCCGATTTGGCAGTGGGTATGCAGTTTCCTGTTTGTGGGGTTGATGTTCTTGTTGATAGTGATGTGGGTAGTTATGAGGATGGATTTTTTTGTGGTTGGGTATTTGGAGATGGGTGGATTACTTATAGGAAGACTGGAGAAGTTCAAGTTGGTTTGTGTGTAGCAATGGTAGATTCTGATGTGCTGCCATTGCTGACTGATAAGTTGAAAGAGTTTGGGTGTGAAGCAGTTTTTAAGAAGAACAAAAATGCTAATTGTTATGAATTAATGACAAGTCATTCTAGCGTAATATCATTATTATCCCAGTATGGCTTTTTAGAGTCACGAGATTTTGGTATTCCAAAATCTTTATTTGAGACCACTTCTGAAGCATTCCGGCGTGGTTTTATTGATGCTATGTTTTCGTCGGGTGGTTGTGTTGAATCTAGAGGTAAAAAGAATGGGTTAAGTTTGACATTGGGCAGTAGCAGACGTGAAGTTGTACAATCACTATCCGACCTTTTGGGATTTTATGGTATCCATTCTACTATAAAAGGTGGTTTAGTCAAAAAGCTACCTACATTTCCTAATGGTACGGTGCATGATAGAGAATATGAGTATTATAGTCTCATTATTGGAACTCATGCGAGTATGAGTAGATTTTTGTCTTTATTTAAACTTACGGCTGGTCATAAACAACGATTGTTAGAGCAAGCCGTTGGGCAAAGCACTAGACCTAACATGAGGAAAAACACTGATTTAATCACTATTAAATCAGTAGTTAAAACTGATTTGTTGGAAGATGTTTGGGATATTTCTGTAAATGATGATACCCATTGCTTCCAATTAGCACATTGTGTTACTGGAAATTGTGGTGAAATCCTGTTGGGTGACAAAGGTTTCTGTGTACATGGTGATACATGGCTTATTACTCGTGAAGCCTTGGTTAAGATTTCGGATGTTGTTGGTGAGGAAGTAGAAGTTTGGAATGGGCAACAGTGGGCCGTTGTTGTTCCACAAATTACAGGATACCATCAGCAAATGCTAAGAATAGAATTATCTGATGGTAGTTACTTAGATTGTACTCCCTATCATCGATTATCTGTCACAACACGATTTAGTAACCATTATCATGAAGTGATGGCTAAGACTGTTATGGATAATCCTGGTAAGTATGCGGTTCATTCAGAACCATTTAAAATGGTGAATGATTCTGGAATGTATGTAGAATTGGCTTATGAGTTAGGGTTTGGTTATGGTGATGGCTATGAAGAAAAGGATGATGTAGTGATTCTATTGTATGGACGAAAAGTTGGACTATCTTTACGGGGAGTTCAATATCAAGGTCAATATAGACAAAACCCTGATGTTCCCCAACGAAAAGTAGTGTTAAAAGATACTAAATTACCTACAATTGATGAAGTGTTTTTATGGGATCGTACTTCTTGCTTGGCATTTATAGCGGGTTTAGCTGATAGTGATGGTTCTAATACGGAATCAGGTGGGATTCGTATTTACCAATCGGATGAAGTTTTTATCCGTAAGCTGCAATTATTGCTATCTAAAAATGGTATACGATCTTCAGTATGTTTGATGGCGGATGTTGGACAGTCATCTAATTTTAAGCGTACTAAAGCATCTTGGTACGTTTCTATTACTGATGTATCGGAATTACCTTGTCAACGATTGAATACCAAGTTGGGTCATGCACCTATTGGTAAAGGAAAATATCAAAACATTAAACGTATTTATCCATTGGAAGGTGAATATACTTCTTATTGTTTTGAAGAGCCTATTCAGCATAAAGCAGTATTTAATAATATGCTGACTTATCAGTGCAATTTGTGTGAGGTTGTGTTACCGAGATTTAATGGAAATATGGAAGGATTAAAACGGGCAGTATACCTTATTGCGCGTGCAAATTATCGTCAGTCTTGTGTCAATTTGGATGATGGTCTTTTACAAAGAACATGGCATGAATTGAATGAGTATTTACATTTATGTGGAGTAGGTTTGACCGGGATTGTACAATGGGAGTTTGCCAATGAACCGTCTGCATTTGATGTTTTACATCAATGTGCTAAGAATGGTGCCAATAGTATGGCTGATGAATTGGATATGGAACACCCGGCTGCGGTAACAACTACAAAACCGTCTGGTACTTTGTCTAAGTTGGCCGATTGCACAGAAGGTATACATAAGCCACTGGGTCGTTATATTTTGAATAACATTAATTATTCTATTCACGATCCAGTGGTTAAACTATTGCAAGATGCTGGTTATCGAACTTTTATTAATCCGTATGATGCAACTGGAATTTTGGTTACATTCCCTGTTCAGTTTGCAAATGTGGAATTTTCAGAAGTCGGTAGTCGGTTTCTTAATTTGGAATCGGCGGTTGCACAATTGGAACGATACAAAATGGTCATGGAACATTATATAGATCATAATGTTTCAAGCACTGTGTCATATAGTCCTGGAGAAATTGGTTCAATTGTAGATTGGATACACAAAAACTGGGACTGTTATGTTTCGGCAACATTTATGTTACGAAATGACCCTACTAAAACTGCGGAGGATTTGGGCTATCCTTATCTACCGCAAGAAGTAGTGACTCAAGAAGTGTTTGAAGCGTATGCAAACACGCTTCGACCTATTGATATGGAAAAAGTTTTAGGTGATTTTGATGTTGAATCGGCTGAGTGTGCTGGTGGTATGTGCCCTATTCGTTAGGATGAAGTATTGATTTTTTAAATCCATATCCGGTATACTCCATCTTTATAAAGCTAAGATGGAGTATACCGGTGAAACGTCAAGCATTAACGCCTAATTTTGCGACTTTAGCTGTACAAAGCTATGATCGCACCTTCCGAGCTGTATTCCATCAAGCGGGTGAAGAAGTAGATCGTCTCCAGCGCATTAATGGTGCTATGCGTATTTTGGAAGATCATCTTTTGAATCCTGATGTGATTCAAAATATGGATACTAACCAACAAGTGACTTTGTTGGAAATCTTAACTCGCAATCAGCAGACAGCTATTCGTAATGTTATGGGTTTTGGAACAATGCTCAGGCATGTCCGTGCTTTAGTTTCTACTCATGATGGATTGTTAGATGCGGCTGGGCAATCTGTACATAGTGATCAAGAAGATTTGCAAGTAGCTGGTCGTTTATTAGAGCATGATGATGGAGACGATTTTAATTATGAAACTGAGTAAAGCTGTTATTGCTAACATTCATAAATTGTTAGCTAATCCTGATGAACGTGTTGTTATTAATCTTATTAAATCTGGCACGTTACTTAGATATTTATCGTGTGTGGATCAATTAGGTGTTGATGTTTGTAATCAATTACAACAACTATTTGACCAAAATTTACATAAATTAGATGTAAAATCTTTAACTTCTTTGTACAAAGCGTTATCTAGAGGCTTGGTAGCAATTCCTAATGCGAGTAGCTTACTTGGTTCATCCGGCAGTAAGCGTTCTAGTCTTTATTCTACCAATTATTGAGTTATTGCAATGAGTTTTCACTTAGGACCGGCCAAAGTCAAAGAGCTTTTTGAAAAATATTATTCTTTAGGTGTTACTCGTAGTCTTAACAAGTTGTCACAGACTACGGGGATTGACTTTATGGAGTTAAATGCATTAGCAGCGGCAAATGGTTGGGAACAATTAGCTGATGCACGAGATGCTGATGAAGAACGTTTACGTTTGCGCCTTTATAAGCGTAAAACCTCTAAGATCAGAGATCAGTTGACTAATCAGATTGCTCGATTAGTAGATAACATGAGTAATAAGTCTTTGGGTTTACCATTTGAAGTAAAATCTCCAGCCGATATGCGGGCTTTAGCTCAAGCATATCAACATCTTGTAGCCGCAACGACAACCGCCAATTCGCAAATTGAAGATGAATCATCGGATAATACACCGAAAACATGGAGTGATTTGTTAGGTCAGTCCGAAATTGATGATTCCATTTTGGATGATGGTAGTCATGACTAATAAATCTTGGCAACAATCACTTATTTTACGTGGTCAAAGAGACCCTGTTTGGTGGATTTCCGAAGTTTTGGGAGATCGTCTTTGGTCAAAACAGGAAGATATTTGTTATTCAATTGTGGAGAATGAGCGGACAGCGTGCCCTGCTTGTTTTTCTGATGATACTGAAATTCTAACTGAGACTCGTGGTTTTCAGTTATTTAAAGATTTATTGCCAACTGATAAAGTTGGTTCTTATTGTAACGGACATTTAGTATTTGTCTATCCACAAGCTTTTCATGTGTATGATTATGATGGCGATCTTATTGGATATGCTTCTGAGCAATTAAATTTTTTGATTACGCCAAATCATCGGTGTTTGATAAAGAATGGTGAACAATTTGTAGAAGCTTTAGCCGATTCTATTTATGGAACTTCAGCAGTTTTTTGTAATGGGTTTATGACTATAGATGCGCCTGATCACGGTTGGTATAAAAAGCACTATTCAGGTAAAGTTTATTGTGTTTCAGTACCTTCTGGATTTATTTATGTGCGTCGTAACGGATTAGTACATGTATCTGGCAATAGCTACGGAGTTGGGAAATGTATACCTTATGGAGAATCTATTATTTTAGCTAATGGTGATGTAAAGTTTGTTGAAGATTTGATTGATAAACAGTTTACTGTTTTAGCTTGGGATTCAGAGACAGGTAAACAAATTCCTGCTATTGCGTTTGCTGAAGATAATGGAGTTAAAAAGATTGCTAAAATTACGACTAATTCGGGTAGATCAATAGCACGTACTCTTAATCATCCATTATGGTCTGCATATCTTGGAACACACACTATTCCTAGATCCCCTATAACTCCCCAATTTCGACCAATAGATCAATTAGAAGAAGGTATGTTAGTCGCCGTTCCAGTCGGATTAGATGTAGTTTCTACAGAAACACTAGATGCGTCGTTTGTTAAAATCCTTGGTTATCTTTTAGGGGATGGCAGTACAACAGTTGGTCTTTCATTTATTCAGAAAGAGGGCGAAGTTCTTAATGATTTTGAAAATTTGATTACTGAGTACGGTTGTAAGTTGTCAAAAGTATCTGGATCGAGATATAACTATCGTGTTATTGGAATTAATCATCGTGAAAACGCTTTATTAGATATTTTTCGCAAGTTAAAAATTATTGGTAAGCGAGCTAAAGATAAACGGATACCTAGTTTTATGTGGCAAGCTGATAATAAATCATTAGCTTTATTGCTTAATAGATTATTTGCGTGTGATTCTTGGGTTTATGTACCAAAAGATTTAAAAAGAGGTAAAGCTACAGTTGCAATAACACTTGCATCTGAAGGGATGATTCGTGATATTGAATTAGCAATGACTAGGCTTGGAATTTATGGCAATGTCTCTTATGGTAAGAAGCGTTGTGGTGATAAATTGTTTGATTCTTGGACATGGCAATGTTATCGCGGGTCGGAGATTTCCAAATTTAAAGAAATTGTTGGAATTTTTGGAAAAGAAGATAAATTGGATGAAGCTATTGCATACGCTTCAAAACGTGATCCAGCCAAGCAAATAAAATGGCCTGCACTAAATATTCCACAAGGGTATGTTTGGGAAAAAATTAAAAGTATTGAATATTTAGGTGAAAGTCCTACTGTTGGAATATGTGTACCTGGTTATAGTACATATCTTACAACTTTTGTAGAGCACAATACCTTCTTGGCTGCTCGTATTGCATTATGGTTTTTGTATTGTTTTAGACCTGCTAAAGTAATCTCTACAGCACCTACTTCGCGTCAGGTGCGTGACTTATTATGGGCTGAGTTAAGAACTGCTCATAAAAAAGCTAAAGTTCCGTTAGGTGGTAAACCATTACAGCTATCTTTAACACTCAGCACAGACCATTTCGCAGTGGGTTTTAGTACAGATGAGGATAATACTGATAAGTTTACGGGTTATCACTCCCCTAATCAGATGGTTATTTTTGATCAGGCTGCGGGTATTCCAACGGCTTTATGGGAATCTGCTGAAGGTTTAATGACTTCAGCGAATTGTAAATGGTTAGTTATTTCAAATACGGCTATTTCAGATAGTGAAATGGCTAATATTTGCATCCCAGGTCGTAAAACAAGGTTTGGTAAATGGAATATTATTAAGATTCGTGCGTCGGAAAGTCCTAATGTAGTAGAAGGTCGTGATATTTATCCTGGTTTAGTATCGTTTGATTGGGTAAAAAGACGAACAGAAGCTTGGGGTAAAGATGACCCATTATATAAGATTTTTATTGATGCCGAGTTTGTTGAATCTTCACAAATGACGGTTGTTCCATACCAATTTGTTCAACCTGCTTTTGAGAATGCTGGTGAAGTTGATGGTACGATTGAGATTGGTGTAGACGTAGCACGTTCTGGGTTGGACAGTACCGTATTTTTTGCGCGTTCTGGAACAAAAGCATTGCGAATCCATCGGTTGACTGGTCATGATACGATGGAAGTGGTAGGTGCTTTGGTGGAATTTGTGCGGGAAGTTGAAGAATTTTATGGTATGCCGGTTACTGCAATTAAAATTGACGTGATTGGTATTGGTGCGGGTGTTTATGACCGATGTGTGGAATTGGAAGAAATTGATTTACCGGTTATTGCCGTCAATAATGCTGAAAAAGCTATTATTGATCCAGATCGGTATTTGAATTTACGTGCAGAGCAATGTTGGAATTTTAGACGATTAATGGAAACTGGAGCTGTTGGATTGGCCGATGTAGTCGTCAATGATTTGGATATTATGGAGTATCTAAAGCAAGATATTAATATTATGCGGTATAAAATATCTCAATCTTCTGGAAAAATACAGATTTGGTCAAAAGAAGATTTAAAATTAATTTTAGGCCGTTCACCGGACTACTTTGATTCGTGTGTTTTAGCGTATTGCACTCCGGGCGGCTTAGTATCAGTTGAAGCTATTAATACTTTGCCTACTATTGCTAGACAAGAAGCTGGATTTACGGTAAATTTAACTCAAGAAGAATGGGAAGTTTTATTAGGGATACGAGTTCCTTTAGATCATAAATCGTTCAGATGACATGTTTTATTATGGTGGAGTATTGCGCTATCATGTTGATCCTGTTAAACTGAGCCTAGTATGAAAAAGGTACATAACTAATGAAGGTTTTTTCATTTACGGATTGGCTTGCATCGGGCGGGTCTAACACATTAAGTGGATATGTTGCATCTTTAGGTGCTTATAGTGGTAATAATTGGGTCTATGCGGCAATTAATCGAATTGCTTTAACTGCATCCAGCGCGCCATTATTGTTTTTTGAAGGGAAACCAAACGAATTACCTACATTTGAACCCAAACAACTTATTACGGATAAAAATCATCCAGCTCTTAAACTGTTTAATCCTCCTAAATACCCATTAATACCTTCGTTGCGGGAATTGCTTTATCGTACTTTTTTGCATCTAAGCATTGATGGTAAGTTGTTTTGGATTATTGAAAGGAAAGGTAAACTTCCAGTTAATATTGATTTACGTGGAAAGGACGAGTTAATTCCAGTATTTAAAGATTTAGCTACCCAGCGTGATGTTGTGGGTTGGGTGGAAACTTCTATTAATAAAACTTATCGTTTACAAGATGTTTTACTTATTCAAGAATATAAACCCGATTTAACATCGGGTGCTTCATTAGATGGATTATCTCCATTACGCCCAGCACGGGCGAGTTTAGAGTCAGATTTTCAAATTAATGGATGGAACTCTAGTTTTTTCAAAACGGGAATGAAAACTCCGTTATTACTGCAAGCTAAAGGAAAGCTGACTCAAGATCAAAAAGATGAAATCCGTAAAGAAGTTATTAACTATTATAGTGGTATTGATGGTGGTCATGGTGCATTAATTTTACAAGGAGGTGTTACTGTTACACCATTAACAGTCGGGACTAAAGATATTGATTTTGTTCAAGGGAAGAAACTAACTAGAGAAGAAATTTTAGCTGTATTTGGTGTACCACCTTCGATGGTGGGTTTGTTTGAATATGCTTCTTACGCCAATGCACGAGAACAAACTCAAACTTTTTGGGAACAAACTCTTTTACCTCGATTATCCGCATTATTAGATTTGATTCAAATCAACATCTTAGATGTTGATTTTCCTGGTGTTTATGCTAAATGGGATACAGCTAAAGTTGCTGGTCTTAAACCTGATCCTATAGCTCTTGCCACCCCGGCAAAAACATATTTGGATATGGGTTATCATCCAACACAGATTGCTCGTATTTTGGACTTCCCCGTATTAGTTCCTGATAAGACATTTGATAAGCTTAAAATAGAACGTCAGAATCAACAATTGGCTTATCAGCAACAACTTCAAGATATTAGTAATACCAATCAAAATAATAATCAAACTAATAATCAACAAACCAATCAAGACAAACCAAAAAAAGAATTGATTGAAAGATTGATTGTTGGTAAGTTACTTTTATATGTACAAGAACGTGATCTGTATGATACAAGTTACCATTTAGAATTATGGGATTTGATT